AATTATGATACGTATTAAAGATTTAACCGTAAAGAACTTCATGAGTGTGGGTAATCAGACTCAAGCTGTAGACTTTGATCGAGATCAATTAACCCTTGTACTAGGTGAAAACTTGGATCAAGGCGGCGATGATAGCGGATCACGAAATGGTACTGGTAAAACTACTATCATTAATGCACTATCGTATGCACTATATGGTACTGCACTTACTAATATTAAGAAGAATAACTTAATTAACAAAACAAACTCAAAGGGCATGTTAGTTACACTGCACTTCGAAAAGAACAATGTTAATTATCGTATTGAACGTGGTCGGTCGCCTAATGTACTCAAGTTCTTTGTAGATGAACAAGAACAAGAGATGACAGACGAGTCGCAAGGTGACAGTCGCAAGACACAAGAGTCAATTAATCACTTACTTGATATGTCGCACGATATGTTTAAGCACATTGTTGCACTTAATACGTACACTGAACCGTTTTTATCTATGAGACAAAATGATCAACGTGCTATTATTGAACAACTACTAGGTATTACTATTCTCAGTGAAAAAGCAGAAGCCCTTAAAGAGCAAACTAAGCAAACTAAGGATGCAATTCAAGAAGAGACACTAAAAATTAATGCCATACAAACTGCAAATGAAAAAATTGGCACTACTATTGATAGTTTGAGCAGAACGCAACGTGCTTGGCTTTCTAAAAAGGACCAAGACTGTGCTAAATTGCAATTAGGTATTACAGAGCTAGAACATTTAGATATCGATACTGAATTAGATTCACATGAAAAATTATCAAATTGGTCTAAGCACAATAACGCTATTTTGGCTCTTAAAAAAGAATTAAGTACGTTAGAACCAGCACTAGTACGTGCGGACAAGAGTGTTGATCAAGCAAATAAAGACATCGTAGATTTAGATGACGCAACGTGTTATACTTGCGGACAAGAGCTACATGCAGACAAAAAAGCAGAGATTGCAGAGCGCAAAACTAAAGAACTAGCTGATGCTATTGCATATCAAGCAGAGATTACTGTTAAAGTTAACGATGTTGTAAAAGGTCTTGAAGACATTGGTGATATTAACGGCAAACCTACTACTTTCTATGAGAGTGCTAAAGAAGCATACGATCATAGACAGAATGTTGATAGCTTAACAAAAGCCCTTGCGCAAAAAGTAGACGACATTGATCCTTATCAAGCACAAATTGACGAATTAAACAATAGTGCAATGCAAGAACTTAACTGGGGAGCAGTTAATGACCTAACTGAATACAAAGAACACCAGGACTTCTTGTTAAAACTGTTAACTAACAAAGATAGCTTCATTCGTAAGAAGATTATTGATCAGAACTTGATGTATCTTAACAACAGACTTACATACTATCTTGATAAGTTAGGGTTGCCGCATCAAGTTGTATTCCAAAACGATTTGAACGTTGAAATAACACAACTAGGTCAGGATTTAGACTTTGATAACTTGTCAAGAGGTGAACGTAATAGACTTATACTAGGTATGAGCTTTGCATTCCGCGATGTGTGGGAGAGTTTATATCAAAAAATTAACTTGTTGTTTATTGATGAGCTGATTGATAGCGGTATGGATACTGCTGGCGTTGAAAGTTCACTTAGTGTTCTTAAGAAAATGGGTAGAGAAGGCGACAAGAACGTGTATCTTATATCCCATAAGGATGAACTAGTAGGAAGAGTTAACCATGTTATGAAAGTTATCAAAGAAAATGGATTTACTAGCTATGAAAATGATATCGAGATTATTGAATGACAAATAAGAAATTTGAAAATGCAATAAACAGAGTACAGCAAGATTGTCCTCCAATTTGGATGATGCGACAAGCAGGAAGATATCAACCTTCCTATATGGAGCTCAAAGAAAAGTACAATTTTGAACAAATGTGTAAACTTCCTAAAATTGCGTCCGAAGTTGCAATGTTACCTATTAACGAGTTTGATTTTGACATTGCAATTTTGTTTAGTGATATACTTTGGCACTTAGAAGGCTTAGGTCTTCCGTTAAAGTTTGATCCGGGTCCTAAGTTTCAAATACATCTTAGTGAAGACAACTGGGAACAATATACCGACGTCGACAAAGCACTACACCATATCAAATTTCAAAGTAATGCACTAGAAGCAACTCGTACAGCTCTTCCGGATAATAAAAGTCTAATCGGCTTTGTTGGCGGTCCTTGGAGTTTGCTTAACTATGCACTAGGTGCTAACAAAGCAAGCAATGAATTTAAAACAATGTATCTTAAAAAGGTAATCATTCCATTACTAAAAGATAGTATTAGAGTACAAAAAGCAGCTGGTGCTGACGCTGTTATGATACTTGACAGTGGCTTAGGTAATATAAGTAAAAACTATTACGATAAAACGTATTTGCCAATGTTAGAATCTATTGCAAACATTGGAGATGTAGGTTACTATGTTCGTGGACTTCCTGCTTCTAGTATATCTAAAGTAAAGAAAATGAAGTGGACAGGAATTGGCATTGATAGCACAATAGATTTACAAAAAACATTGAAGACTACTACAGGCTTTGTGCAAGGCAACTTTAACGAAGCTCACATGTTGTTAGACACAAACGCATATCACTATGAACTAGACAAATGGCTAGACACAGTAAGTAATACTACTGGATGGGTTTGTGGGCTAGGCCATGGCATTACAAAAACTACTCCTACAGAAAATGTAAAACACTTTGTTGAAACAGTTAGAAGGAAATTTAGTTAATGTTTGAAGAATCTAGTCAATGGTTCAAAGAGTTACAAGAGGAAATATGCAATACTATTGAAGATTTAGATTGCGATATGTTAAATCCTCAATCTCCTGCTAAAGAAGGCTGGACACAGTCACATAAAACCATTTACGGTGACGTCTTTGAAAAGGGAACCGTTAACTTTAGTAAAATTACTTCAGAATTTGATCCTAAGTTTGCAAAAGAGATTCCGGGTACAGAAGAACATAATAGATATAGTGCCACAGGCATTAGTGTTGTACTACATCCGCAGAATCCGCATGCGCCTGCTATGCATTTTAACACTCGTTACTTGAAAACAAGTACTAAAGAGTGGTTTGGCGGAGGAATGGATATTACTCCGTGTATGCCTTTTGACAAAGAGTCATATCATGCCAAACTTCAAAACATATGTGATTATTATAACCCCGAATACTATCCTAAGTTTAGTAAGGCGTGTGATGAATATTTTTATTTGCCGCATCGCAAGGAAACTAGAGGAGTAGGAGGCATATTCTTTGAATACCATGATCCAAAAGATATGAATTTTGACTTTGTGAAGGACGTAGGCCGAACATTTAACGATTTAATTAAAAGTATTGTTACTCCTACACTAGACATGGACTATACTCAAGCGCAAAGAGATACTTTGCAAATCAAACGTGGCCGCTATGTTGAGTTTAACTTACTTTACGACCGTGGCACACGCTTTGGATTTAAGACCGGAGGCAATATGGATGCTATTTTAATGAGTTTACCTCCAACTGTGAGGTGGACATGATACGAGTTGGTGTAAGAGGCAGTGAACTAGCACTAGCATACGCAAAACGTGTATGCGATGCACTTCAATGCGAGACCGAAGTAGTTATTGTTAAGACAGCAGGCGATTTAAATCCTGATACCCCTATACACGAAATAGGTGGTAAGGGAGTATTCTGTAGTGCAATAGAAACTGCACTACTTAATAACGAAATTGATGTTGCAGTACACAGTTTAAAGGATATGCCAGGCGATGTAGAACATCCTAATTTAGAAATTAGTGGAGTGCTAGAACGTAACAGCCCACATGACGTATTGTTAGGCAATGTGTTTGATGGATTTGTATTAGGTACTAGTAGTCCAAGGCGTAAAGCACAATTAGAAAAATTATATGCTAATTTGAATGTTGTTATTAAGCCTATTAGAGGAAATATAGATTCTCGGCTGAAAAAACTTGACAACGGCGAGTATGATGCTATAATATTAGCACAAGCCGGACTTAATGAACTTGGTATAGTTAGAGAATGGACTAAATTATCTATTATACCGGCAGTTGGACAAGGCATTATTGCAATGCAGACTGTTAAAAATAGCGAAGCAAGTATAATTGTTAAAAAGGCAAATCACGAACTAACATATAGGCAAGCACAGTTAGAAAGAGCATTACTTAAAGGCATAGGCGGAGACTGTACTACTAAGGTCGCAGCATATGCAAGTGGAAGCAATCCAATTAAATTGGAAGCAGAGTATTATGATTGAAGACGATGTACATGACAGATTAACAAAGGCATACTTAGAATACTTTAAAGCAAACGAAAACTTTGAAGCAAGACTGAGCCATCGTACCCATGCTGCAAGTCGTAGATGGTTACGGGAAATTAGAACACTAGCAAAACTAAGGCAAGAAGAGATACATGCTACATATGCAGCCAAGAAGGCAGCAGAAAAGCAATAGGCACAATAAGTACTTGATGCAATGGACTTATAAGGGTAAACAAATAGACGAACTTCCGGAAGGGTGTGAGGCTTTTGTATACTTGATAACAAATAAAGTCAATGGCATGATGTACGTAGGCAAAAAACTAGCAAAATTCAAAGTAACAAAGAAACCGCTCAAAGGCAAAAAAAATAAAAGGCGTAGCACTAAAGAAAGTGATTGGCAAACCTATTACGGTTCCAGTGACAGACTTAATGCAGACGTTTTAGAGTTAGGCGAAGATAATTTTATAAGAGAAATTATTCATATTTGTCCTAGCAGAGGCATAGCAAGTTACTTAGAGGCGCGAGAACAGTTTGAACGCAGAGTACTCGAAACAGATCAATACTACAATGGTATTATTAATGTTAGAGTTGGCGGATCCAAAATTCTTAAAGAGCATTTACAGGCAAATCATTCCAACACATAAGGTTAGCGGGCCAGTTTAAATTACCGCTGTGGAAAAAGCTCTCGTATAGAAGCACACGTACATATTGATTGACTACCCAGAGGTAGGAAGCCACCAAACAAATTGGGCTCACTGGTTGATATAGATTGCATTGTTGGCAGTCGAAAAACACAACATAGTTCATAAAAACCCTTTAGCACTAGGAACGAAGCGGGGGAATATTGTACTATAGAGATTACATTAACTAGCTTACTGTATTCTCTATGTTACATAATGTCGACGGAGGATGGGAAAGGTCAGAGCCCATTGAACTTGTGTATAAACATTACCTCTTTCCAATGTCTTGGCTGTGCAGACTCACATGAAGTTGCCCAAAAAGATGACGGGACTAGAAATAGTTCCGTCTGACTAAACAATCTACATGAAATTAAAACATTAATACATACGTATTAATGCAATATAATAATATCATATATAAATCATTAAACAAACATAATATTATAGTTTGAGCGTTAGCGAAAACTTGTATGAACTTGTTCATACACTAAGCATATAAACATTATGATAACATTGTCTTTGATATAAATAATAGTAATAGGATATTTAAGGATAAGTCACGAATGAAAGTACATCACATATTATCAGAAACATTAGACGTAAAACAAATTAACGGTATGTGGAGAGTTTTTGATACTGTTAAAAACTCTGTTGTAGGTGACATTGGTTTCTCATCGCCAGGCGAAGCTGAAGCTGAACGAGATAAATTAAGATCTAATAGAGCCAAAACTTCTGGTCGTCGACCTGCACCTGTTGCAACACGAGGCGGAACAGTGCCTGCCACTGCTACTGCGCCCGATGTTCTTAAACCTGATGCTGATGAAATTAAAGGCAGAACAAAATTAGGAAAAGGAGCCATTGGCACAGCCAAGGTAGCTGTGAAAAGTGTCTCAATGGGTGTCGCTGCGGCAGTTGGTGGCTCAGTTCTGGCGTTCATTAACTTCTTAGAAGTTAGGAGCTTGCTTGAAGACTACGGTAAAGCGTTAGACCAAGCAAACGGTGATGTGACTGCTGCACCAGTTATATATACGAAAACAGAGCTAATGCGAGGTATTATAGAAGGTACCACGAGTGTATTTACTGCCGCTGCTTCTGGAGCAATGTCTGCCGCTTACTTTTCAAGAGGGTTAGCATTCATTCCATTTACTGGATGGATAGCTTCATTAATTGTGGGCTCAATTTCTGGCATTGCTGCTTACGTAATTACTAGACTTGCTAAAGACGCTGCGTTTCTAAAATCTATTGCAGAATTTATGATGAGAAAAATTGATTCTAAACTAATTTTACAATACTCTGAAGGAACAAATGAAAACACAGCCGGAGCTGAAAATAATATTAAGCAAGTGATGAAAGCTGCAATTAAGTCTGATCCTAAGATGATAGCTGCATTCAAGCAAGCTAAGGCTAATAAAGCTAAATCAACGGCATCCTAGTTTTTTCAGTAGTTTCGATATTATCTTTAATAATTTTATTTAAAATTTCTCTATCTTCAATAGACGTGTGATACATTAAGTTCTCGTACGAGAAACTTCCTCGCATATACCAACCAATGCGATATAGTGTATCTTTTATTTGTTTTATCTCGACTTCTAATTCCTTAGAGCGCAGAATTATATCAGACTCCGAGAGTGTAAGGAGCGAGATCCGAAAAAATTTGAATAGTCCAGATTTAAGCTAGTTTTAAACTCCTTATTACATTCGTCATTACCGCATAGTACATCTATATTTGGTAAATTCCAATCGTCAGTAAGTTTTGTAATACCTTCTCTAAGTTTAGTATAAAACTCGGCATCGTTATTTTTAATAAACTCTAAGATATTAGCTTGATCTTCTTCTTTGTCATTTTCGTTTTCTATACTTTCGATATACGACACTGCAAGTCTTAGATTAAGATCTGATGATTCAACAAACACTCCTTGTAGAAGAGTTTCTTTATCGTCTTTGCTTATATTTTCGTCATTTCCAATTTGTAACATTTTTCTTTCAATTTGAAAGTTTTCCATACTAAAATCAGTAGTCTGACGATATGTAAGAGGTGCCATGTTAATTTTAAGATCACTGATATTAAAACTGCTAGTAATGTTGCAGTGAGCAAAGTTTTCTAATAACTTAGTTAATAAAATCTCACTATCGTTCTGCTCAGAACAGTGTGGACACCTAGTTGATATAGGCATTGTGTCACCGTATGTTGCTATTCTGATAGCAATTAATATGTAATCAATGTCGTAACCTACTAAGTTCCATGGATCCTTTATATGCGGAATACAACTATTCATTACAGTTGAAGTAGCTACACCGGTAAATAATGCATCAGGAGTTTTAAAAGTGATTTCGTCCATTGCATTCATACCAAACACTGGCATCGATGTAACTTGATTATCTTCAATTATACTTTCGTTGTAGAACACACCTTTGCTAGGCAGGTCGATATATAACTTTGCTTGTCTTTGGTATTGTTGTAAAAAACTACTCATATTATTCCTTGCGATAAATACAATGTACAAAGATATTTATCACTAGTATAATATACTAGTTTAATTGTGGAAAGCTAATATATGGAACAACACGAATTAGACCAAATCACGGAAGCTATTCGGGGTGGATTTAATGCGCAACAAAATTCTACTCCTTCAAGAGGTGCTATTAGTGACCGTGATGGACCAAACTTTGGAAAGATTGGAAAGAACATTGGGAAAGACTTTAGTAAAATAGTAAGCTCGGCCGGTGGTCGAGTTTCTGACGCAATTGATAACACCGCTAGTACATTTGGAAGTTTAATAGGTTACATTGAAGACACTCAAGATACTTTTCGCAGTTTAAGCAAAGTCGGTGCAGGGTTTGATGCTGACTTAGGCGCACTAAGGTCATCTGCTGCACTAACAAGAATGCCTCTAGATAAATTTGCAGGCATGATTGCACAGAACACTGCCGAGTTAGCAGGCTTTGCTGGCGGAGTAAACGCAGGAGCTAAAAGATTTACACGACTAGCTGATGAAATGTTTAGTACTGATCTTATTGATAGATTTATGAATTTAGGTTTGACTATAGAAGAATCCAATGAATTCTTAATGGCAAACATGGCGATGGATAGACGTGCAAATAGACTGAATGGAATTGGCGCAGCGGCGCAGGTACAATCTGCTTTAAAACTTGCTAAAACTTTTGATGTTATAGCAAAACTCACAGGTAAAGATGTTAAAGCGCAACAAGATGATTTAAAAGAGAGAATGAGAGATGGTGCTACATCGGCTAAAATTCGTCTATTGGAAAGGAATGGCGTTACAGGAGCAAGTCTTGCATATAAAGCTTCGCAAGCTGCTTTACAAAGTGCTCCTAAAGTAGTAGGAGATTTATTAGCGGATCTTACACAAACTGGTGTACCGATGACAGAAGCTACAAAGAATTTTGCAGCAACTAACGCAGAAGCATATAAACTACTACAACAATCTGCTGCTGCTACTAAGCGGGGAGATATCGGAAAAGCTGAAGAACTTGCTGCTAAAGCAGCAGCAGCTACAGCAGCATATGCAGACAGCAATCAAGGCTTAACTATTGCTACATTAGCGCAAGTAAGCAGTATTGCAGAAGGCCAGGCAGAACGGTTGAAAGAAATGACACCGTTAATAGATGCCCTAGCTGAACATAATGCCAAACTTGGTACTGGCGTAGCTACTACAGCAGAATACATTACAGCATACAACGATATATTAAAAAACGCTGTAGAAGTACAAGATAGCCAGAGTTCAGGAACATTGCCAGGACAGCAAACATCAGAAATGGTTAATTTGGCACAACGAAAGATTGCAGATGCAGCATCTAATTTTAATCAGGCTCTTGGCGGCACTATTTCAAGTCCGGGCATAGCACAGGGGTTATTTCAAGATTCTATTAAGATTACTACAGAAGTTATTAACGGCATGACAACTGCAGGAGAAACTTTTATAAAGTTAATAGGCGGAAATGAGAACCAAATGGCAGCTGAAGTAACAACAGGGGAGAACAGCAAGAACTTTGCAATTTTAGCAGATCCATTATCGACAATTGCAGAAAAGAGTACAGCTCAAGAAGCCTTAATTAAAGCTGGATTGCTTAATCCTAAAGGTGAAATAATAAGCGTAAGGATTGCAGAAATAGAACAGAGTTTATTTAACAGCGGTGTAAAACCTGGTTTTATTTCTGAGGGAGCAACGAGTACAGGAGAACTTGGCGGTTTTAAAGGATGGATTGATAAAATAAACCCCTTTAACGGGGGAGGGTCACCAAATGCACTAGGTGGAAATGTAAGTGCAGGCGATTTCCTCAAAGTTGGGGAGCAAGGACCGGAAACTATGATTGCCGGGTTTGACGGCGCAGTAATACCAAACATGAAACAAATGATGAATAGGTTGCCGCAAGCAATAGAAAGTATGAATTTACCACCAAGCGCGGCTGAACAAAGTGTATTGGCAAATATGGGTATGAAAGATAACGATATTGCAGCACTGGTGCAGCAAGCACAAACCACGAACGAGCTTTTATCACGCTTACTTGGGGTAAATACAGCACAAGGACGAATTGGCGAGAAGCATTTAAAGCTGTCACGCGGCGCTGGTAATTTAATGACGGGACTAGGTAGAGCATGAGCTGGAAAAAACATTTTACACCTGTACAAACAGGCGACAACCCAAACGGAAGCTACGGTCCTATAAGTGGATCTAGTTCTGCTGGCAGACCTGGACCTGCAAGAACTAATTACAGTTCTTACTTACCAGATGTATATGTAGGCAGTCCAAACAGAGTTGAACGCTACGGCCAATATAATACTATGGATATGGACAGTGAAGTAAATGCTGCACTTGATATCCTTGCTGAGTTTTGTACACAAAAGAATAAACAAAACGCTACTAACTTTAAATTTTCATTTAATAAAAGTGCAACAAACAATGAAGTTAATATTTTAGGACAATATTTAAAGCAGTGGTGTAAACTAAACAACTTTGAAACACGTATGTTTAGAACATTCCGTAATGTATTCAAATATGGTGACGCAATATTCCTTAGAGATCCAGAAACTAAAAAACTGTTTCATGTTGATCCTGCAAAACTATCACGTATCATTGTTAACGAAAGCGAAGGCAAAGTACCTGAACAATATATCATTAAAGATGTAAACTTTAACTTTACTGAAATGGTTGCAACAACTCCGCATATTACTAATGGTAATATTACAGGCGGCGGTGGTGGTGGATATACTACTGGTGGCGTCCGCGGCATGACAGGAAATGCTCCAACACAAAGCGGTTCACGATTTGCCACAGCAGACGGCGAAGTTGCAATTGATGCAACGCATGTATTACATTTAAGTCTATCAGAAGGATTAGACAATAACTATCCATTCGGTAACAGCTTACTAGAAACTATTTTTAAAGTATTCAAACAAAAAGAATTGCTTGAAGACGCTATTATTATCTATCGTGTACAACGTGCTCCGGAAAGAAGAGTATTTTATGTTGACGTAGGTAATATGCCAAGTCACTTAGCAATGCAATTTGTTGAGCGTGTTAAAACAGAAATACACCAAAGACGTATTCCAAGTGCTACAGGCGGCGGAACTAATGTTATTGATAGTAGTTACAATCCGCTTTCAATTAACGAAGATTACTTCTTCCCACAAACTGCTGAAGGACGTGGTTCAAAAGTTGAAACACTACCAGGCGGTACTAACCTAGGAGAAATTGATGACCTTAGATATTTTACTAATAAGCTCGTACGCGGCTTACGAATTCCTTCCAGCTATCTACCTACGGGGGCTGATGATGGGGCAAGTTCCTACAATGACGGACGAGTTGGTACTGCATACATACAGGAATTAAGATTTAATACATACTGTGAAAGACTACAAGGTTTAATTGTAGAAGAATTTAATCAAGAGTTTAAACGCTACTTACTTGAAAAGGGCGTTAACATTGATACAGCAATGTTTGATCTATCTTTTGAAACACCGCAAAACTTTGCAGCATACAGACAGTCAGAGTTAGATAATGCTCGTGTACCAACATTTACGCAAATGAGTGCAATTCCATATATTTCAAATAGATTTGCAATGATGCGTTTCTTAGGAATGAGTGAAGAAGAAGTTGCAGACAATGAACGTCTATGGAAAGAAGAAAATGACGAGACATTAAATACAGGCGGCGAAGATGCAAGTGCAGAAATGCGCGGCGCTGGTATTAGTAGTGCAGGCATTAGTTCAGACATCGACGGAGCAGAAGACATCGCACCAGATGAAGGTGAACCAGAAATAGGCGGAGAAGCAGCTCCACCAGAAACTTCAACAGGAGAAGTACCGGGCGGCCAAGGCGCAAGCGCAAGCGCAACTACAGCACAAACGATATAAATACAATATGATACTACGTGAACTATTTTACTTTGATAAAGAAACAATTGAGTCTACTGAAGATGATCGATATGATCCTCGTTACGATGACAGTGTTGTTAAAATGAACGATACTCGTAAAACACGCCTTACATTAAGTCAAATTAATCGTGCAAGGAAGGCAAGTGAACTACATACTACTGAGAAGGCCGGAGAACTGGAATTCATAAGACAAATGTATGGAATCGCAGCACAAGTTCCTGAGATGTAAAATTAATGGCAAAAATAGATAAGAGTTTATATACTAAAGAACAGTATAGGGCTCTTAAAGCCAAAGCTAAAGCAGATGCACTGCAAGTAACACACGTAATAGAAAAAGAAATAATACCAGCAATCTCTCCTAATACTGCTTTTGTATTAGGTAATGGTACTAGTAGATCCTCTATATCTCCAGAACATTTAAAACACATAGGCAAAGTATACGGCTGTAATGCATTGTACAGATCCTTTAGTCCCGACTACTTAGTTGCAGTTGATTCAAAAATGATTATTGAAATTAATAATAGTGGGTACCAAAGAAAAAATCAAGTATGGACTAATCCTAATAAACTATTTGCAAGGATGGAAGGATTTAATTTTTTTCAACCTAGCAAGGGATGGTCAAGTGGACCAACTGCATTATGGTTAGCTAGTCAACAACAGTATACAACTATCTATATTTTAGGATTTGATTACCAAGGCACAGACGGAGGCAAGCACTTCAATAACATATATGCTGATACTGATAACTATAAACGTAGTAGCGATACTGCAACGTATTACGGTAATTGGTTACGTCAAACTAAAAATGTTATTGAAGAAAACACTAATACACAGTACATAAGGGTTATAGCAGCTGATAATTTTATTCCGAGTGAGCTAAATAATATTGTTAATCTTAAACATATTATAGTAGATACATTTGAAAAAATGTATCCTCATTCCTAAATGGTTCGTTTTGAGCCTATTATCATGCCATAATCCTTATATATAGTAAATACAACTGACAGCCTTACCATAGGTATATAACTTTTACAGGAGAAGACAAAAATGGCAAATCAAAATAAATTTGAACAGATGCTTGAAAAACTTGTCAATGAAGACAAGGCAGGCGCTGAAGAACTATTCCACGAGATTGTGGTAGAGAAATCACGTGACATATACGAGTCACTATTAGAATCAGATCTAGACGATGAAGAAGTAGATGAAGCAACTGATGAAGAAGTAGATGAAACTACTGATGAAGAAGTTGACGAAACTACTGATGAAGAAGTTGATGAGTCTGATGACGAAGAATTAGACGAAGACTTTAACTTAGACGAGTTTGAAGTTGAAGCAGATCCAATGGACGCTATGATGGGCGACATGGAAGTAGACGGCGGCGACGAAGCACCAGCTATGGATATGGATATGGACGCTGAAGAAGGCGAAGCCGAAGTTGAAGATCGTGTAGAAGATCTAGAAGATGCACTTGACGAACTAAAAGCAGAATTTGAAAAAATGATGTCAGGTGACGACGAAGACGAAGGCGAAGATGACGGCGAAGAAGATCCTATGGATATGGATATGGACGCTGAAGAAGAGCCAGAAGAAGAAGCAATTACTTTTGAAACAACAGACGAAGAAGTTGACGAAGCTGCTGACGAAGAAGTTGAAGAAGCTGAGAAATCAGAAACTGAAACAATGCGTGAGTATGTAGAAAAAGTAACTGCATCAATGGGTGACAATGGTGTAAACACTAAGTCATCAGTAGCAACGCCAAACAACATGGGCGGCGATGCATCAAACTTAGTACAAGGCGGAGAAGCTGACACTAAAGGTACAACAGGCGGACTAGCTGCAAATACTTCTAAAGAAGATAATGCAGGTAACGTTAACGTACCAGGCGGTAAAGCATCAAAATCACTAAAAGGTACTAAAGGCCATGGCGCAGAGAAAAAAGGCGCTGGCGAAACTGCTGACAACAAGAAATCAACTGTTGGCAAATAAGTAAGGAACTAATAGATGAATCACTTACGAGAACACCTAAGTTTCGACCAAGCGAATATTGTCGTTGAGTCTGCTAACGAAGGAAAAGACTTGTACATGAAAGGTATCATGATACAAGGCGGAGTACGCAACGCTAACCAGCGTGTGTATCCTGTAAACGAAATTGGCAGGGCTGTCAAAACTCTCAGCGAACAAATCGAGGGTGGATACAGTGTTCTTGGCGAAGTTGATCATCCAGAAGGCCTTAATATAAACTTAGACCGTGTAAGTCACATGATATCCGAATGTTGGATGGACGGTGATAACGGTTATGGTAAACTAAAAATACTACCTACTCCGATGGGGCAACTAGTTAAAACAATGTTGGAAAACGGCGTTAAACTAGGAGTTTCATCGCGTGGTAGTGGTAATGTAAGTGAAGACGGTAGCGGCAACGTTAGCGACTTTGAAATAATAACAGTGGACGTGGTGGCACAGCCTAGCGCCCCTGGAGCATATCCTACTGCAATCTACGAGCATTTAATGAATGCACGTGGAGGAATGAAGGCATATGAATTGGCACAGGCAACAAAACACGATCCTAAGGCACAAAAATACTTAAAAGAATCTCTGGTTAATATAATCAGCAGACTCCAATAAAAGGAGAAAAAAATATGTTGGAAGCACTTAAAACACTTTTTGAAAACGATGTAGTTTCTGAAGAAGTACGTGCAGACATCGAAGGCGCATGGGAGCAAAAGATTCAGGAAAACAAAATGCAGGCAACTGCTGAGTTACGTGAAGAATTTGCTAAAAAGTACGAGCACGATAAGTCAACTATGGTTGAAGCTATCGACTCTATGATCTCAGAACGCCTTGCAGAAGAAATTGCTGAGTTTGCAGATGATCGCAAACAGCTAGCTGAAGCAAAAGCAAAGTACGGAGTAGCAATGCGTGAAAATGCAGATCTACTAAAACGCTTTGTATCTGAGTCACTAGTAAAAGAAGTTTCTGAATTGCATGAAGATCAAAAAGCAATTGCTGATAAGTTCAGTATGCTTGAGAACTTCATCGTAGATGCACTTGCAACTGAAATTGCAGAATTCCACGAAGACAAGAAAGACTTAGCAGAAACTAAGGTAAAACTTATCAAAGAAGCTAAGAATAAATTTGCAGAAGTTCGTCAGAGCTTTATTGCAAAGAGCGCAGCTAAAGTATCATCTATTGTTGAATCAACTCTTACTAAAGAGATTGGCGCATTAAAAGAAGATATTCAATCTGCACGTAGCAACGATTTTGGTCGTAAAATGTTTGAAGCTTTTGCTTCAGAGTATGCAACAAGCCATCTGAATGAAAATTCAGAAACTGCAAAATTAATGCAAGTTGTTGTTACTAAAGACAAACAGTTAGTTGAAGCGAAGGCATTTGCACTAAAAGCAAAAACACTAGCAGAATCTAAAGGCCAAGAAGTAAAGCGTATAACAGCAATTGCTGAACGCAAAAACAGACTTAATGATTTAATGGAGCCTTTGAATAAAGGGCAAAGAGAGATCATGACAGATTTACTGGAATCAGTACAAACCAATAGACTTCAAAAATCTTTTGATAAGTACCTCCCATCAGTGATTGATGGAAATACTCCGGCAAAGAAGGCAGTCTTATCAGAGGCAAAAGAAATTACAGGCAACAGAGACAACACTACAACAAAAACAAACACTAGTTCAATGCAAGATGATAATGTCGTTGACATTCGTCGTTTAGCTGGTTTAAAATAAGGAGAAAACTATGTCGGAACTACTAGAAAGCCGCTGGTCTGATACAAAAAACGCACTTTTGGAAGGCCTACAAGGTACCAAAAAAGCTGTAATGGCAACTACACTAGAAAATACTCGTAAGTATTTAAGTGAATCTGCTGGTGCAGGCGCAACGTCAGCTGGCAATGTCGCAACTCTTAACAGAGTTATTTTACCGGTCATCAGACGTGTAATGCCAACCGTTATCGCTAACGAGTTAGTTGGTGTTCAGCCTATGACAGGCCCAGTGGGACAAATCCACACACTACGAGTTCGTTATTCGGACACGTTTAATGCTGGCGCAAGTGGCGCAACAGCAGGCGAAGAAGCACTATCGCCATTCAAGATTGCTGAATCTTATTCAGGCGCAACTACTGGTAAAGCAGCTTCAACTGCCGCACTAGAAGGTGAGTCAGGTAATAAACTAAGCATCCAAATCTTGAAGCAAACAGTAGAAGCAAAATCACGCAAGCTATCAGCTCGTTGGACTTTTGAAGCTGCTCAAGACGCACAATCAATGCATGGTATTGATGTTGAAGCGGAAATCATGGCAGCTCTTGCACAAGAGATTACTGCTGAGATCGACCAGGAAGTACTAGCATCGCTAAGTACACTTGCTGGTACAGCCGGTTCTACTTATAACCAAGCAACTGTTAGCGGTACTGCTACTTTCGTTGGTGACGAGCATGCTGCTTTAGCTGTTCTAATCAACCGTGAAGCAAACAAGATCGCTCAGCGTACACGTAGAGGCGCAGGTAACTGGGCTGTTGTTAGTCCTTTTGCACTAACAATTCTACAATCTGCTACAACTTCTGCGTTCGCAAGAACAACTGAAGGCACATTTGAAGCTCCAACTAACACTAAGATGGTTGGTACTTTGAACAATGCAATGAAAGTATATGTTAACACATATGCAGCAGATAGTTCTGATATCCTTATTGGATATAAAGGTTCAAGCGAATCAGATGCAGCGGCATTCTATTGCCCATACATCCCGCTAATGAGCTCAGGCGTTGTACTTGATCCGACTAGCTTTGAGCCAGTTGTTTCGTTCATGACACGTTATGGTTATGTCGAGCTAAACAACACAGCGTCATCTTTGGGTAACGCTGCTGACTATCTAGCTAAAGTTGACTTGTCAACTAACTCAGCTAACGTAAGTTTCCAGTAAACTTTACAATAGTTAATAAAAACAGGGCCTACGGGTCCTGTTTTTTTATGACTTTTTTTAATTAAATGGTTGACAGACGTTCTTATTAGTGCTATTATATATACATAGCTAGGAGATATCCTTTGTTATGATAGTGCAAGGAACAAGCAACTGCAACGTTGCGAACTTGGCTGACACCTGTAGTGGGACTGTATGAGCGTAGAGATACGAAGATATGGATTTTGGACTTAACGGTTCGATGTTAGGCGCTCCGACTTACATAGATGAGTTGCTAAGGAGTTGTTGGTAATCATTAATCCCAACCTATCACCCTATTATGCGGGTATCGTATAGTGGTTATTACGGTAGGTTTCCAACCTTTAGACAGGAGTTCGATTCTCCTTACCCGCTCCATACATGCAGTA